CTAGGCATATTTACTATTGCTCCTGCAGGTGCTGTTGGTGCCGCTGGTGCAGGTTCTTGTGCTGGTTCTTGTGCTGGTTGTACTGGTTCAGATGCTTGTTGTGTTGCTTTCTTTTGTTTTAGTCTGTCTTTGACAGTAGTGTTAAGCATTTGGTCATTTGTTAATTCAAGTAGATTCATTATGTTCTCTAGTCATTTAATTTTTTTACGGCTTTGTTTATGCCTCTAGAGAATTTTTTATGGTCACCGCTTTTAATTGAATTGATTAATCGTCTTTCTAAATCTAATGCTACGTCATCTTCGTAGATACTATAAAGCAGTTCTTTAATGTTTTTTGCACTAGATACTAGATGTTCTACTCTATTTTCAAGAACATGATGTTTATTCCTATCAACACTGATAGAATTCAACTCCTCTAATATACTTCTAGACTTTTTCATAAAAATTTCTCTTGCTAGTCATATTTATCATCTAGAGGTCGTTTTTCTTCATGAACTCACGAATGTTTAGTGCTTGATTTACTGTATTGCTGGATTGCTCGTCTTCTGTTTTAATTGTATTTGTTCTTTTTAATTGGTCTACAAGACTATTTGTACTCATTGTCATTGCATCTTCATCTTCTTCATCTAAATCACTAACTCTTAATGTATCTGGGCAGAATTTTAAATCTACTTTTTGCCCAACACCACTACTAGAACGTGTTTTCATAAATTGTATCTGATATCTACCACGTTCTCTCATAGCATTACTTGTAAATATACCCACAACATTATCTGCTGTTTGTATTTTACTAATACCACCTGCAATATGATGGTGGTCAAATTCTATTTCTTCTACTGCGCCTCTGTTTAACTGTGATGCTGTTGCAAATAATATATTTTTTTCTACTGCTAAATTACGCAATTCTTCTGATACATATTTGTCTTTAATAAACAAGTCTCCAGGACTTACTCTAGCACTAATAGGACTCATTAAATCTAAGTAGTCTACAAGTAATGCATCAACTTTTATATCATGATTTATTTCATATTCTCTAACGTATGCTCTAATATCGTTTGCAGTTACACCGTTAGCCATTTGTTTAACTCTAAACTTACCGGCTCCTTTACCTTTCATACGCACTTTTAAATCTACATCATCGATATTTTTCATGATATCTTTTGTACCATGCTCACTAACCATTGCATCTAGACGCATACTAATAAGTTGTTCACTAAGCTCTAAACTAATATAAACAACATTCATTCCTGCTAGTGCCCAATTAACTCCTAAATTTTGTAAGAATAAACTTTTACCTGCGCCAGAACCACCAGCAAAAATTGTTATTTCTCCTTTATTTAATCCACCATATAATTTTTGGTCAAACATTTTCCAACCTGTGCTAATTGCACCTGCTTGTTGTTTGATCCATTCTAATCTTTCTTTTGGATTTTCAAAGTATTCAATACCTAAGTCTTTTACAAGACTAACTTGACTTGCTTCTTTAATTTTTTCTTCTACTGCACCATAGTCTGCTTTTTCTAGTAAGTCTGTACTATCTAGGATTGCTTTTTCTAATGCTTTATGTCTACAAAATTTTTCTAGGCTGTCTAAAAACCAATCTGTGTGGTTATCCGACATGCCTTCAACACGTTCTAATTCTATGCCAGTTGTTGCAGATATTTGGTCAATAGTGGGTATTGCGTTGTATTTTGTTGTGTGTTCTTGTATGAACTCTACTGTTTTCTGAAAACGTTTGTTAAACATGTATGGTTGTACAATAGTATTAACCCTAACAAATAATTCTGGATCACTTACTATAAAACGTAAAAATAGTTCTTGTATTTCTTCTGTGTATTCTTGATTATCCATGTTTTTCCATTAACTCTTCAAAAAGAGCCTGTGCTATTAATTTATTACCTTTTTCGTTAGGATGCCTGTCATTCTGGCTAATATAATTCTCTACCATATAGGTTTGTAACGACTGTTTGGACCAATTGGTTTTGTTTAACTGTTTTTTTAAATTTGCTTCAAAAATTGTAACGTCTGTAGGCTTAGAATATATAGCATCTAAATTAACGTTTATATGTTCTTGCTCATTCATACTTGTAAACATATATTTAATATTATTTTTATCTAAATAATACTGTAGTGTTAAAACATTCTTTAAGTATCTAATATTATAATCGTTTATAGATGTTAAGTATAACATTTCTTTATTTAGTGCGTCAAGTAAAAACTTATTTTCTATAATATTATCGTTTTCATCTGTAACTTCGATTGTATTGTTATGTTTGTTTGACTCGTTTGTTAATTGTGTAAGATTATTATCTCCCACATTACATGTTATATTCATCCACCCATATTGGTTAGAATAATATTCGTGCCTAAATGCAGAAGTCCATTGTATAATAACAAAGTAGTCTTCCATATTCTTTTTGCAGAAGTCCATGGTGGTTCTAAGTATTCTATCATTACTTCCGCCTGCTTTAGAAATATTATGTACTTCAGAAAAATTTTCTGATATTACTTCGGGCCATAACCAGGGTACAGAACCTTGCATACTAGAACCTGCTGAAAAACTACAGCCGTTAACTAATAATTTCATATTAGTCCCCTTTCTCTTAATGTACTAGTTATACTGCCTGCTATTATTTTATGACCTATTTCATTAGGATGACCATTTGTTTCTGATACAACATTATCTTTTGCTATTGCTGATACAGGGTCATTGTTCCAAACAGACTGATTTAATGTTTCATACAAACTATGTTCGTATGGCGTTAATGGAATTTCAAACTTGTCAATACCAAAGTATGTTTCATCTTTTTTCAAATGATTAAAAAATGACATGGATGTAAACATGTATGGTATATTTTTACTTTCTAAGAACTGTTGCATTATAATTACCGTCTTATAAAAGTCTATAAGATAATCATTAATTTCTTTGGCATGCATTAATACTCTTGTTGCAGTATCTTGTAAATTATATATATCATTATGAAAATCACTAGCATCGAAAAAATTTCGTAATACGTTTTCGTCATCCACATGTAAAGTGTAACCAACTTTGTGTTTGGAATCTTTTAATGTATGATTAACTTCCATTACACTTGTATTACAATATTCTGTCCAACAATTATGTAAAGGAAAGAATCTTTCAAATCTTACAGGAGAAGTCCATTGTATAACTGCGATATAATCTTCAGCATTATTTTTATTAAAATAATTCATAGTAGTTCTTAATATTCTATCATTACTTCCACCACGTCTACTCATATTAACAACATAGTCCATATCCATTTGATAGGGCCATGTAAAATCTTGTGGTGGAATTAATTTCCCATTAGTATCGTGTACATCTCCATGCCCAGCAGTATAACTACATCCATTTGCAAATAGTTTCATTAGTGTGGGTGTCCTATGTGTACTCCAAAGAAGTAACCTATTGCTAAAGACAATGGTATTATAATTAGTAAGTCCATTAACCAATGCAATGCAACTGCTAATGATATAATTTCTTTCCAGTGTATTTTACATACATCTGCCCATTGTTTTATTTTCATAATCATAACATTTTAGCCTTAACTTCTATTTTAAGTTTGTTGTTAGAAGCATTATCTACAATGCTTTTAAGTGTTAATAATCTACCGTATTTTTGTACAGCATCGGCGGCATCTTTACAACTAGGATGCCAAGGTGGAAAACTTACTTCCCAACCTAATTCAATCGCCTTATCTATTAAATCTTTTCCTGCATTATCTCGGTCAGGACACAATATAACACGTTTATTTAATTTGTCAATTAAATGTGCCTGTTCGGCTGTTACACCATTACCTAAGACACTAATACCATCTATTAAAATAGCATCAAATACACCTTCAGTAACAATAACAAAATCTCTATCTGTATCTACAAATTTATCTATATTAAAAACATAACCGCTTTGCATGTTTAACAAATACTTTGCTGTTTCTTTATTAGGTGGATTTATATGTCTGCCTGTCCATCCAACTAGTTGGTTGTTATACATAAAAGGCACAACTATTCTTGCATTATACATACTGTTGTTAATATGTAGTAATGGAAAATTACCTAGTAGTCCTCTTTCTTTAGCATATTGTTTTACTTTATGTCCATCTGGTAAATCTTCTACTAATGTAGTTTCTTCTGGAAGTTTGTGTGTTTTAAAACTTGCCGCAGTATATACATATTCTGTGCTATCTTCTATTTCAAGTTCTTCCGCATGTTTCATCAAATCCAATACAACTTTGTGTATGTCTCTATTAGAAACACCTAATGTTTCAACTAATTTTTTATACTTTTGTCCTAGTTTAGGACTAGGTGCCCAGCCAGTTGTAAAGCCACAGTTAAAACAATGGTAACTTATTTTTGCATTGCTTTGTATTACGCCGCCACGTTTACGTTTATCGCTACACATAGGACAATTGAATGTAGTCCAGCCGCTTGGAGTTTTGCCACTATTTAACGGCAAATTGTCCATAAGCAATCGGTGTACTTGGTCTACTAATTCATGATGATGCATATACAGTTATTATAACACAATATGCACAGAAGTCAATTAATTTCTTAACTGTACTTTATCTACTGTGCCTGCTGTTGGATAGTATTTAAGTCTTACCCAATTTGTATTAACTGTAAAATTGAAAGGATCTATTCCTGTAAAAGTTGTGTACGGAATTGCTGGATCACCTACGTCACCTTGCACATTAATATCATACCAATCAGTGTCAGATGATGGTGTAGTTTCTAATGCACTACCTTGTATATGAATATTGCCTGAAAAACCTGTAAGGTACATAGCAATAGTATGATTACCTGTTGTTAGGTTGTCTTGGTTTCCGAACATAGCACTTGATACAAAAGTATTTGCGGCATCGCCATTATCTGTATTTGCCGTTTGAGTAAATGTAGTTTTTTGTTGTGTAGGAATAGGTTCATATTCTAAATTACTTTTAACTTCTAAATCTGTAATGATTCTATCATTTTGATTTGCATATAACGGGTATTCTGTTGCACCGCTGTCTGCTGTTTCGCTAATAGCAATTTGATATAATCCAGGTGCTAGGTCAGTTAGGTCCGAAGGAACTAATTCTAAACTTGCTTCACCCGTTGTACCACTATTAACTAAAGTAAGTGGCTTTAACATCACTCTTCTTTTTGTACTAGGGTTAACCACTGTTGCATACAATGTCTTAGCACTAATGTTTTGTAATGCTCTATCTCTATTTCTTACAAAAAAACTTAACTTATTATTAAATCCTTTGTGTACTACTAATTTATTTTGATTCATAGGTCTATTATCCGTTTTTATGCCTTCTGTAGTCAGAACTAGGTCCAAATACTGATTTCCCAAGTTATATACTGTATGACTACCATTAAAAGACATTATTTTACTACCATGTTTGTATTGTATTTATCCTATTCTATTATAAATATCTTAGATGACTGACGAGATTAATTTACAAGAAAAATTCCCATTTTTAACGGGCATGTCGTACAATGGCAAAGACTATGTTGGTATAGTACAAAATAAAGATAATCAAATCATAAGTTTTTATGATATAGACCGATGCAGAAATAGTGAAGAAAAGAAGACCATGATGGAATGTGGCGATTTATGGTGGTGGGAATCTAATCGAATGTTACCTATTGACGTTTTTCTATTTCATGAAATGCAAGATTTTAAACATTGTGTTAGAACATTTATTTTAAAAGAAACAGAGGTTTTATTTGGACCTGTTACAAGTATGCAAAACATACTTAAGAAAAGAATAAAACGTAGAAGTATTCAATTAGTTAAGAAAACCAACGACTAATTACTTTCTAACTGTTCAATTATAGCATTTAATTGTACAACGATAGCAGTAGCATAGCCTATTGCATGACTCCTTTTAAAGAAGTAGCCATCTGTTTCTTGCCAAACTTCTTTTTCTATAATTTCCCAACTATTTCCAACCAAATGTCGTTTACCAGGTCTTATCATTGCAAGTATCATAGCAAGTTGTTCTATAGTTGTTGGTAGATGCTGTTGTACTATTTCAAAATGATTGTTAATGTGGAATAGTTGTTCTACTATTTCTTTATGACCAAACAATTCCCACATAGGCTCTGTTGCTAACAATTTATCTAGATGTGTTTCGTTCTCAATATCTTTGTAAATGTTATTATTTAAAACATCTAATTTAAAATATCCTAACTCTTCTGCTTCTTTATGGTCTATAGTGCTATAGCCTTCTAACGGAAATTTAGGTACAGGTTGTAAATATACACCTGTATTGTGTTTTTCAAAATCTCCATCACGTTTAATACTCGCAGGAGTATTTTCAATAAGTTTTAATAACTTATCTCTATCCGCCATATCAATATCTACATCAAAGTCTATTTTCATACTATGTGTTCTTCACGTTCTTTCTTTGCTGTTCGTTTAACACCTGACTTGCTTGTATACTCATCTGTAATACCTTTTGTTCCTGCAGGAAGTCCTGATATTAATACATATACAATCATGCTTACCATAATTAATATACCAATTATAAAAAAAATAAAATCCATGTTATATCTCTTTATTCTTATATTCTTCCGCTAGTGGAAAAATATTTGCAATAACATCTGCTACTGCATGAGCAATATCTATATGCTCTTTTTGTGTACCATTAGCACCACGTAATTCTATATAGTGAATCCAACTACGCAATGTACCATTTACATACATACGGCTTACAGTATTTCCTTCTGGTAGTACTGCTCTTGCTTGTTCTTTAGCAATACCATTGCTTATAGCCCAACTGTATGCGTCTGTGGCGGCTTTTATTACATCTCTTTGGCGTTTATGCCATTCAATTTCTAAACCGTCGTTATCTGCTTCTATGCTGTTTTGTCTGTTTTTAGGATCTTGCAATCTTGCTTGTCTAGTTTCAAAATCTAAATCCTGTGTAGGATCTGCATAACGTTGACTAAACTCTTGGAAACTAAAACTTCTATGTCTCAGTATCTGTCTAGCAATGTCTCTTGTTGTTTCAATTTCCAAACATGCTGATACCATTTCAAGTGGTGACCAATGTTTGTGTTTTATCAAATACTTTACAAGTTTTTCACTAGTTTCAGTATTTAGTTGATTATCGGGATTGCTTACCCTAGCACAATAGGCAATTAAGTCTAATGCTGATAATTTATGTAAACTATCTTCCATTGGTGCTTGACTGTGACTTATAATTTTAACTTTCATCTAAAAATTCCTTATTATTTTTTATAAATGCTTTTGCTACTTCATCATGACCCCATTGGTCAAAATGTGATGCTAGTCCTACCCAGCCTCGTTCTTTACTAAGTTCTTTCCATTTTGCTATTGAGCCAAATGTTTCTGGAATAATATCCCACATTGGCATTATAGCGAAATCTGGTACTCTTGTCAATATCGAATTCATCATAGAATTAGTAAATGGGAATGGTAAAAATATACATTTAACACCTCTAGCATCACAAATAGTTTTAACTAAACTAATACTAGATAATGTTCTCATATATTTCTTGTACAACGGAGTATAATAAAACTCCTCATCATCTAAACCTAAAAATACCTGTCCATGCCTATCTACAGGTCTAATAGCAGAAGTATCATCTAATAGTAGTACTTCGTCTGGTACCATTCCTTTATATGGTCCTTCTCCAGGTTTCATATCCATTCTATGTGCTATCCAGTTTTTATTACCCATTCTTGCTACAGTTGGGTCTTTAGGTTTAGTAGGTAAAAACTGATTAAATACTATTCTAAGTTTATCATAAAACGAATTGCTTGAAGAAATACTTATAGACAGTTCTCTATCAATATCAATAATTTGTTCTGCAGTTAATCGTTTTTCTTCTTGATAATGCTCAACAAAAGTATATGTACCTGTATAAATTAAATGTGTAATTTTTCTATCATTTAATATACGCCCACATGTGATAAAAGCGCCTGCTTCAAAATCACTCCATGGCACACCTTCATACACAACTTCTTTAAAACCTGCGGCTTCGCCTATTTGGTCAGCCCAATGTACTTCATCCCAATTACACATAGAGTAACTTGCACCACTAACCATTAGTTTCTTTTTCATAAGTTGGCTTCCTTACATGTTTGCTTAACTTCTTTGACCTCTTCTGCATTATTACTAAACAGTTTCATCCAAAATGGAGGATCTATTATGTCATCTATCATTTTTATCTGTTCGTCATTAAAACGTTCTAATAAAGAACCACCTGTTTCACTAAGATATAATATCCATGGACTAATTTTTCCGGATCTTAAATCAAATACTGCTCTTGCTGGTGTTACTTCTGTAAAATAGGTTTGCCATCCTGTGTTATTATCTTCACTCCATTCTGCAAGATATATAATGCTTCGTTCTAATGCTTTTAATCCAGGTTCTTTTCTTACATACTCTTTCAAAAACTTATCATATTGTGCATCGGATATCCATTGCTTTAATTTAACACCATTTTTTATTAACCATTCTGTAAATTTTTCTGGTGCTAACCATTCATTAACTTGACATGCTCTGCCAAACTTAACAAATGACTCATAATAAGGACTCATAATAAAATCTTCTATACTTTTAGGTTCTTTAGCACTAGTATTAAGTTCATAAAACATTTGAAATGCACGATGACTTAGCCTTATATGGCTCATATCTTTATCTGCAAATCTTCGTTTCTTTACACACATATGAACTGCCAGAGTTTTCTCCGATTTAAAAGATTTCTTGCACCATTTACATTCCATTATTTGAATATCTCTTTTATTTCTTTATCTGGCATACCTGAGTCTTTGACATACTGTTTAAGTTCATCTTTTGTGTTTATATTTAACATAAGTTCTACTTCGTCTGATTTTAAATGTGGAAACATATCAGACATTGCATTAAAAACTTTATTTTTCTTCTTTCTTGTGTTAGGCGGTTTTATATATTCGTGATTTTGTGATTTACCACAACCTGCTACAGTAAACAGTAACCATTGTAATTCAGGGTGTTTGCTAACATCACTAAATCTGTTATTCACAGTTTCATTAACCATATACAAGTAGTCTGCCGACATAGTACCTCTAACACAACTAGCATACCTCATCATCATCCAGGCACTAAATGCCTTTTTTTGCTCAGCAGTAAGACTATTATACCAGCCACGGTCTTTTTTATCTATGGCTCGCATTACTTCTGCTAAAGGAATCTGAGGTTTCTTAGCCATTTTTATTTTCCTGTTGTGCTATAAGTTCAGCAATTCTTTTTTCTTGTTCTTTGATTACATCTGCTTGGTCTTTTATAGTTTTCTTTTGAAACTTTAGTTTATCGCTTTGATGTTCTTGTTTCTCACTCATTAAAAGCCTCCTACAATCTGTTGAAATATTTTTATGTAATGTTCTTCACCATCTGCTACAGTTTTTGCCCAGTCATCATTTGCATTTTCATCTGCACTATCACTAATATATTTAAAACATCTAAAGTTTACATCTGCTTGTTTACATGCTTTTGCTATTGCATAGGCTTCCATATCTACTACGTCTGATATTACTTCTTCTTTAGTGATATCATTTACAAAATTATCTCCTGTACTACAACACATATCTTCTATATCGCCATTCAATAAAACTACACCTTTCTCAAAAGGTGTTTGCCCTATAGCAAATCCTAGTTCACAACACATCATATCACGTTGTACAAAGTTTTTAATTTCATGTATTCCAGATGCTACACTAACACCTCCTGCTGTACCAAAATTAAATACAGTTTCTGGTTTATATCGTTCTATTAGTTTACCAGCAGTAATACCTGCATTGACTTTGCCAACACCTGTGAAAAATACATTATCCCAAGATGCCATATTAGGTGCTTCTTGCTCTAATGCAATTAATATAATATTTCTCATTTATTCGCCTTCAAATTCTATTAATGTTTCTACGTTATAACCTTGTTCTTTTATTATAGCACTTCCTTGTAAAGTGGGCAAGTTTATTACACCTAAAATTAAAATATTCTTTTTAGGTATTTTCCAATTCTCATGTATCAAGTCAGCACAGGCTAATGCTGTTCCACCTGTAGCAATCAAGTCATCTATAATAACAACATTACTTACTATAGGAGAAATTTCTTGAATATGTAATTCTGTTTCTCCATATTCCAACTTAAACTTTTTGCTTACAGTTTTATTAGGTAACTTGCCAGGCTTCCTAGCCATTACAAAAGGCAAATCCATGTCTCTGGCAATTGGTGCCCCAAACACAAAACCTCTACTTTCAATACCTACTATAGTATTTCCATTAAACTGCATACAATGTTTAGTTAATTGTGTTAAAGTATAATTAAATCCTTCTGGTGCTTCAACTAACGATGTAATATCCCTAAACTGTATTCCAGGAATAGGGTGATCCGGAACTGTTCTAATATAATCTTTAAGATTCATATTCATCATCGTACTCTTCCCAATACTCAGACAAATCCTCATCTTCAGGATCTTTATAACTATCTCTCCATTGATCCGTACTCCAGCCAACTGCGGCTTCATAACTCTTGCCCATTGTGTCGTTGTAGTCGTAATTTGCTTCTAACAGTTCTTTATCATACCAAACATCTTCTACAAATTCGCCCATATGAGTTTCATTGACACTCATTACAAGTTTGTTTTCTTCGAAAGGTTCGTCTGTATCCACAAACCAAGTAGCAAAACCACCTTTTTCTACGCTCATAAAAATCATAACAGGTGTACACCCTTCCGGAGTTTCGCCTTCTGAGTCTGTGCTAATGTATCCGCCTTCTCTACCTTTAAGCCAATGTGCTTCGCAACTAATTTCATTTTCATCGTATGCATAATCATCGGATTCATCTGCAGGAACACTTGATACCATGAACCCTCCATCTGCAAAGGCGGCGTTAATATGTTCTTTATCATCTACTGCATACCATCCTTCAATCTCATTGCCTTCAGCAGTAATGTCTGGTGAATTAGGATCTTGCTCGTCATCATCGTCCCATTCACTTAGTGACAGTACATGGTCTATAAAACCACTTGAATGTGAACCATCTTCTTCAATCTTGGGTGCCCAGTATTTTGCAAATTCTTCAGTAACAGTACCCATGGAACATTCGCCACCATATCTTCCGCCTTCAATTCTATATCTATATTTTGCCATTTTTTTCCTCCTAGTCTAATAAATGTCCCACGTCAATTTCTTGTGGGATTTTGTTGGCTTCCTTAACAAACATAGCACACCTTGGATTTGGTCCGTCTTCTAACGGTATCAATAACATGTGTCCGTGTTTTAGTTTAGGAAAGAACCATTTCACATCTTGAAAGATATTAGTGATTTTAATTTCCTCTGCTTGTAGTAACGATCCACTTAATGGATTTAATGTTACTGTTAAGAAACCTCTATTGTTTAAACTTGTTAATGGTATAACTTCTATACCACTTAAATCTTCATCTGTAATTGCTATACTCCAATCCATTGGCATTTGCAAATTATATTGTCCTATTTGCAAACAAATTGCCGGGGCATAAAAACTTTCTAAAAATATAAGAGGCAAAAAATAATAATCCATAAAATCTGGATCTGTTGTATCAAATATCGAAAATCTGATATCATCTATTTGGTCTGGTACTTGGTCTATTTCATAGACTGTATTATCTACTGTTAATATTCTCATCTATACTCCACTTTTGTTACTTGAAATCTAAAATCCTGCTGTTTATAAAAAGCCTTTCTTTTAGTCAAATGTCTTTTACTATATTTTAGATTACTAGTAACATCGATAACTTGTAAGTAATCCTTGTCTTCTGCTTTACGGATTCCTCTACCAATACTTTGTATTACTCTAACAAAACTTTTGCCTGGTTCTAGTAATACTAAATTAAATATTCTTGGTATATTAATACCTACTGCCGCAACTCCGTATGTAGCAACAATAACTTTATTATCCATGTCTGATACTTCTGCATATTCAGACTGTCTATCTGCAACTTTCATATCTCCGCTAATGAATGCCCAGTCTGGATTTCTTTCTTTAAACATTTCACCTGTTTTAATTCTATCTATTAATACAAGTGTGTTTCCTGAACTGGCTAAGCCATTAATAATTGTTGTTAAATGGTCTATACGTTCAGGATCTGTAACTAACCATTTAAGTTCTTGTGCATAGTTATTAAAACCCATTACACCATCTTGCAGTTGAAATATATTAATATCAAGGTCTGCAAGTACGCCTTTGTCTTGTAATTCTTTACTGCTTAACTGTCCTATAACAGGACCTAAACAACAAGTACAACCAACTGCTTCGTGTTCGTCTTGTGGTATTGTACCTGTTAGTCCCCATCTAATAGGAACATTTGCAAAAACGCCTCCTAATAGTTTTTGTAATACATCTGCTTTTGCTTTATGTACTTCATCGACCATTATACAAACAACACCATCAAGGAATTGTTCTATTGGAAAATCCGCTTCATACTTTTTGCTTTTCTTTTCAAGTACTGCAAGACTTTGCCAAGTACAAATTGTGTGAGTTTTATCATAGTCTTTTCTGTCGCCAAATAATACACCAACATCTAATCCTAAGTTTTTATAATCACGTTCTGTTTGTACTACCAAATCTTTGTTAGGAACAATAACAATACTTCTACCATACTGCTCACACATATCGCTTAAGGCGGCAGTTATGAGCGTCTTACCGGCGCCTGTAGCCACCTCCTGCAAACTTTGTGGGTTTGCTAAAAAGTTATTAATTACTTCTACTTGATAATCTCTAAGTATTACAGGTTCGCCTTCTGCTGGATGACCTTTGGGCCACATAGTATTTTCGTATCGCAAATCTGTAATAGGCTCGAATGCAAATGACCACTTTTTACGTTGGTCATCTACATCGATTTTATAGCCTGCATCTTGAACTATAGGTAATAATCTTTCCAATAAGTTCATATATGTTCTGCCACCAATGTCGCAGTACCTTACACAACCATCCCATCTGCCTAGTTTGTAAGCAGGCATATGATATGCATAAGGTAAGAAATATTTTGCCGCATCTGACATCTTACGTCTAGTTGTCGGATCAACTCCAGCAAACTTTACGTTTACTTCATCTCGTATTTCTAAAACACATTCAGGCATAATTTATTATACTACCATTTGTATTGAATAGTCAAGTTAAATTCTCTACCTTGTGCATCATAATAAGGTAGTACTTCTGCTTCTTCATCTAAAATGTTTTCTGCTCTTAAGGCAAGACTTACACCATTAGAAAAGTTTTTAGTAACATACAAATTAACCATTTGTAAATCATCTAAGTATTCTTGACCATCAGGAAGGTAATCATATAAACCAGGCTCTCTATCAAATTGCCCAATGTATTTAATACCAAAGTCAATACTATTAAATGTATTTGCATATTCTAATACTGTAGCATACTTGGGTGTTCTAACTTGGTCTGTATCATTGTACTTTAATGTTAATCCAAAAGGTCCAAAGTTATTACTAAATCTAACACCTTTAGTTTTATAGTTTCCGCTATTATAGTACGAAGCAGGAGTAAAGATATCTTCTGTTACTGCATCTGTTAATAAATTACCATCTGCATCATATGTAGCAGGTGTTATAACTATTGTTTCTGTAGAACTACCTTGATATTCAATTGACTCATCAAAGTCATACAAAAATATACTTACAGCACCGATACCGATTTCATAACCTATACCTTCTTCAGGTTTAAGACTAGGATTTTCGGCTACCCAAGAGTCTCCAAACATTTCATACAAGTTGGGTTTTCTATAACTAGTACCTACGTTTGCCCAGAACTGACCTTTCTCAACACCAAATCTCATAGCATGTTGGTTATCGTTACCTGCTCTAAATCCAAAGTTATAATTCATTATAAACTCTGCATCTATACTTAAAAATGCACCATAGTTATCATCTTCATGTTCGTTATATTTTTCTCTACTACCGTCAGCACCATATGTAACTTCTAGTTTGTCTGATAGTTTTACTGTGTCTCCTGCTCTGAAGTAATCTCTACTACTTTCGTTTAAGAATGAACTTGCGCCTTCAGTAAAGTATTCAGCATTTTCTTCTGTTCTGCCTATTGTAACATATTCGTTTCTTATACTAATTGTAGTTTTGTCACCGTCTTGAATACAATCATTAGACTGACTAAAACTTGCTGTATAACAATTATCATAACCATATTCATAATCAACATGATGTGCTGTTAATTGGAAATCCCCAAAGTCTTTGATAATTTTTGCACTAGTATTTTCATAAGTGTCTTCTTCCGTATTATCATTTCTAGCATGTTGTTTTGTTGAATA